AGGAGTAATTCGGTCGGTGTCGGAGTTCTACCAGTGGCTAATGCACTTGGTCGAGACGGACTACGAAACGATCGTGGTCGATACCGCGGACTGGCTGGAGAAGCTGATCTTTGCGGAGGTCGCAGCCGAGGCCAACAAGAAGACGATCGATGACATCGGGTACGGCAAAGGCTACCAGTCGGTCGAGCTGAAATGGAAGAGTCTCTTCGACGGGTTTGCGTTTCTGTGGCAGCAAGGCCGGCATGTGGTTTTTACTTGCCACGAGATGATCGAAAAGTTCGTCAACCCGGAAGGGGACTCGTACAACTACTGGCGTCCCTCGTTGCATGTCAAAGGCTCTGGCTGTGTGACGGAATGGTGTGACGAGGTGCTGTTCCTGCGGTATCGCACAAACACGATCACCAAGGAAGAAGGGTTCGGTGCCAAGCGAGCGGTTGCAATCGGAGGCAAGGAACGCTTTATGGCCTGCACCAAGTCGGCAGCACATGAGGCGAAGAACCGCCTGGGTATGCCGGACGAGCTGCCTCCGACGTTTGAGGCGATCGCTCAGTATTTGCCTCCGGTCCAGTTTCGAGGCAGTCGGCCAACGGCTGCGGAAGTTGTGCAGGCTAGGCCGGCCAAAGGAAATATCGCGGGAATCGTGCGTGACGGTTCGAGCAAATCAAATGTGATGGTTGAGGTTGAGAATCGTTTCTAGTTTTTTGGAGAGTTTTGAAACATGGGAAATCTAGCTGGTTTTAATGCAATGGAAGTCGAGCCGAACGTTGGCATGGATGTTATCCCTGCCGGCGAGTATGAGGCGTGCATTGTCGCCTCGGAGATGAAGCAGACGAAGAGCGGGAACGGAAGCTACCTGAATCTGGAGATCCAGATCCTCAGTGGACAGTACCAAAATCGCAGGCTGTTCGAGAAGTTGAACTTGAACAACCCGAACGCGACAGCGGTGCAAATTGCAGCGTCTACTTTGAGTTCGATTTGTCGAGCGGTGAACATTTTGACGCCTCAGGATTCGAGCGAACTGCACATGAAGCCGCTGCGAATTTCGGTCGGTGTTCGCAAGCGAGAAGACACTGGCGAGATGGAGAATCGCATCAAGTCGTTTAAGCCTCGCGCGGCTCAGCCGGTGGCAACTCAGCCAGGCATAGCGAACAGCCGACAGTTGGCGACAGCGGATGTGGTCGCCTCGTATTCAACCAACGGCAAGGCACCTTGGCAAAAGTAGCTTGGTTGTGTCGATCGGCGACAAAGGGCTGTTAGCGGGTTCGAATCCCGCACGATCGATTGGGTGTGGCGGAAGTTTTGAATGGGATTGGTTGAGGAGGAATATCGAATGGTTAAGAAGAGTTATTTAACGAGTGCGGAAATGTACTCGCTGACAAAATTTGTTGAGTCTGCGAAGAAGCCATTTTCAGACTGGAAACAGGCGATTCGCGAAATGTCGGCGAAGATGAATCGCGATGTCAGCAGAGCCAATATTGAAACTGCGGCTAACAATTGCGGCGTAGATATTAACAATTTGGTCGAGATGGACAGGACTACGCATCCGTTTGCGAACATGATGGCGCAGGTTCATGAGCTGAGGAATCGTGTTCAAGAGCTTGAAAAGCTTGTTGGACTTAGCTGAAACCAACACACTGTAAAGACAGGGAATAGAATGTTAATAGATTTCAACACCAACTCGCTGGATGACTACGCAACTTTCCTAAACGTGCGTCAGTTGCCGAGCTATCGTTTTCGAGGATCGCGGGCAATTGTTTCAGATGAATACGCTACGCAATTAGGAATCAAGACTGAACCGAAGACGGATGTCGATGCGGATCTCCATCCATCGCTGTTCGACTACCAGCGGGATATTTCTAGGCTCGCGATCCAGAAACGCAAATACGCTATCTTCGCTGATTGCGGACTTGGCAAGACGTTCATGCTGCTTGAGTTTGCGAAGCACGCAGCCAAGGCGACGGGAAAGCGAGTCTTAATCGTTTCGCCTCTTATGGTGGTCAACCAGACCATTGAAGAAGCTGGAAAGTTCTATCCGGATCTGAGTATCGGAAAGATACCAGCGGCGAACCTCAGCCACTGGTTGAACGGCGACGAGCAATATCACGCTCAAATCGGCGTAACGAACTACGAAGCTATTCGTGAGGGGTTGTTCCAGTCGCAGCTAGGCGGGTTGGTGCTGGATGAATCGTCGATGCTCAAAAGCCATTACGGAGCATGGGGGACGCGGCTTATCGAACTCGGTCAAGGGTTGGACTGGAAGCTGTGCGCGACGGGAACACCTGCACCAAACGACAGGATCGAGTTTGCGAATCATGCTGTATTCTTGGATCGATCAAGGACTGTCAATGAGTTTCTGGCGACGTACTTTATCAATCGCGGCGAGACGCAGAACCGATGGGAGTTGAAGCATCACGCACTGAAGCCTTTTTATCGAAGCCTTGCGGACTGGTCGATCTTCCTAACGAATCCGGCAACTTACGGCTGGAAAGACAATGTCGGAACGACCCCTCCGATCAAAATTCATATCGACCATATAGAGCTAACGGACGAGCAGCGGAAGGCGGCACGGGCTTTAACCGGGAGCCTGCTAACGACGAGCGTAGGCGGGATTGCTAGTCGTGGAAAGCTATCGCAGATAGCGAAAGGCAAGAACGGCATGGAAACAAACAAGCCTGCGTTCATCCGGGCGCAAGTCGATTCATGGCCCGACGAATCAACGATCATCTGGTGCCACTACAACGACGAACAAGAGCAAATGGAAAAGACATTCCCTGAAGCCGTGAGCATAACGGGAGCAACAAAAGAATCCGAACGCGAGGAAAGTATTCGTCGATTCAAAAGCGGCGAAGTTAAAGTGCTGATTACAAAGCTGAAGATTCTAGGCTTTGGTCTCAACTTGCAAGTTTGCACTAGGCAAATATTTAGCGGTCTTAAAGACTCCTACGAGGAGTTCTATCAAGGAGTCAAGCGATCCAATCGAATCGGATCAACGAAGCCATTGAATGTGCATATTCCAGTTACGGAACTGGAGTATCCATTCGTGGAAAACGTGTTACGGAAAGCTGCTCGCGTAGAGCAGGACACGAAGGAACAGGAAGAACTTTTTAAGGAATGCGGTCATGCCTTTATTCGATGACAAACAATGGGAGATTCACCACGGAGATTGCATACCGCACATGATGCGCGACATGCCAGAGAACTCGATAGACTTTTCAGTTTTCAGCCCTCCGTTTCCGTCTATCTACGCCTATACTGATTCCGTTAGTGATATCGGGAATGTGGATGCGATGGGGATGGAAGCGAAGGTGCATCTGCAGTTTTTTACGAAGGCTTTGCTGCGGGTGATTAAGCCTGGGAGGGCGGTCGTGATTCACGTCGCACAGATACCACGAATGAAGCGAAGCGGCGGTGTCGGGTTGTGTGACTTCCGCGGCACGGTGATACGAATTGCCGAGCGTGCCGGGTTCGTCTACGAGTACGATTGGATGGTCAGGAAGAATCCACAGGCTCAAGCTATTAGAACGCGATCTAGGGAGCTTCAGTTTTCCGGACTAGAGAACGATAGGGCTGGTCAACGCGGAACACTGCAAGACTACCTGATTAAGTTCCGAAAGCCTGGCGACAACGCAAAGAAGATCAACGCGAAAGGGCAAGTGACACGCAACGAGTGGATTGACTGGGCTGAAGGTTGCTGGTCGGACATTCAAGAGACCGACACGCTGAACACCAAAGCGGCTAAGAGCGAGGACGACACGAAACATATTTGTCCTTTGCAGCTAGAGGTGATTCGCAGATGTGTCCTGTTGTTTTCAGATCCCGACGAAATTGTCTTCAGCCCGTTTACTGGCATCGGCTCCGAAGGCTATGTGTCGATAGGCGGTCGGTCGGAGAAGACACGCAAGGCGATTGCCGACCCGCGGCGATTCTACGGCTGCGAGTTGAAGCCTGAGTATTACGCTCAGGCAAAAAAGAATCTTGCGTCTGTCGAGTCGCAACGAAAGCAATCGGAGCAACTGCCGCTTTTTGCGTAGTGGCATGTTTTAGTTATTTAGGAATCTTTCATGAACGAAGAGGTGCGAATGTCAATGTATTCCGGTTTTGATGACTCTTGGTACGCCAATATGATTTTCCAGCTTAACCTAGAGGACGAGAAAGCTATCGCGATCATTTACGGGTTCGCGATGCTTTCTGAGTCTGTGAACAGGTCTCTAGGATGCGGGAGCCAAGAAGAAAGGAGAGACAGCTTAGCTGAGTCTATTCATAGACTTGCTGACACGGCAGAGCATTTAGCGGCGATTCTTTCCAAGCATAAAAGGCAAGACTGATGGATCTGCGATGGTACCAGCGTGAAGCGGTCGATGCTGCCTATGAATTCCTGTGCAACCAGGCCGGCAATCCGGTGATCTGTTTGCCGACAGGGTCCGGCAAGAGTCTGGTCATTGCAGAACTGGCCAGGCGTGCGGTCAAGGACTACGAAGGTCGCGTCCTGATTTTGCAGCATCGCAAGGAGCTGATCGAGCAGAACGCGGACAAGGTTCGACGGCTGCTCGATATTCCGGTTGGTGAGTACTCGGCAGGATTGAGGCGGTACGCGACCGATGAGGACGTTGTCCTGTGCGGGATCCAGTCGGTTTACAACAAGGCGACGTTGTTTGATCGCCGGCATCTGATCTTGATCGACGAGTCGCACCTGGTGCCAAGCGACGATGAAGGGATGTACAGGACGTTCCTTGCCGACATGCGGATCGTCAATCCGCAGGCTCGGGTGATCGGATTGACGGCGACTCCGTTTCGGACAGGTGAGGGTGCGTTGTGCCGGCCTGACGGGATGTTTCAAAGCATCTGCTACAACGCAGACATCAAGCAACTGATCGAAGAGGGGTTCCTGTGTCGCGTCACGAATCGACCGACGGCGACCCAGTTCGATACGTCAGGACTGCATCTGCGGTACGGTGAGTTCATCACCAAGGAACTGGAAAGCCTGTTCGGTGGATCGCAGGTGGCCGAGGCATGCAAGGAGCTGGTCCAAGTTACCTCCGACCGGCATAGCGTGATGGTGTTTTGTACCTCGCTGCGACATGCCAATAGTGTTGTGACAACGCTGGAGGGTTTGACCGGGGAACGGGTCGCGATGGTGGAGGGTGCCTCGCTGCCGCTAGAGCGTGCGTCGATCTTGCGTGAGTTTCGCGATGGCCGAATCCGATGGCTGGTCAATGTGGATGTGCTGACGACGGGGTTCGATGCTCCGAACGTGGACGCGATCGCGATCTTGCGAGCGACCGCATCGCCTGGCCTGTTTGCTCAGATCGTGGGCCGGGGGTTGCGAGTCCATGACAGCAAGTCGGATTGCCTGGTACTGGACTTTGGAGAGAACTTGAAGCGGCACGGGTCGATCGATGCGATCGACTTTGGCAAGCCGCGTCAGAAGTCCGGTAAGCAGCGGGATCCGTCGGAGATCAGCGATGGTCGCGAGTGTCCGAACTGTACCGGGATCATTCCCAAGCGAGAGCGGCAATGCGAGTGCGGGTTTACGATCCCGCATCGAGAGCCGAACCATCAGCAGGAAGCCGACACGGAGGCCGAACTGATTTCGACCAGCGAGCCGGAAACGTGGATCGTAGCCGGCGCGTCGGCAACGATCCACGAGAAGGAAGGGAAGATCCCCAGTCTGCGGATTACCTACGAACTAGAGCACCAGGGGAACATGCCCTTCGGCGTGAGCGAATGGATTTGCGTTGAGCATACGGGGTATGCACGGAGCAAGGCCGAGCTCTGGTGGCGGGATCACTGCTCGCTGCCGTGTCCCGATTCAATCGATGAGGCTATCGACTTGTTTCGTCGGGGTTGGATTGCGATCCCGAGATCGCTGACAACGCTGCGGGAAGGTCGCTTCCAAAAGATTGTGGCGAGGGAGATCGAGGAGATCCCGGTCGGAGTTGAAGAAGGTCAAGTGGTTGAGGAGTTGCCGTTCTAGTAACGATCGCTCGATTTTACCAAGTTAAAAGGAGACAGGTAAACATGAGTGCAGACAGTAATGATGTTTTTGTTCAATCCGTTGTCATGCGGCTTTGCTCACGCTGCAAAGTTGAGAAACCAGAGTCGGAGTTTTACGTTGGACAGAAGCGTCCATGTAAAGAGTGCCAACGCGCAAGGATGCGACAGTATCGCCAAAGGCCGGAAGTTAAGGCAAACATAAAAGAGTACAACCAAAAGCCAGAAGTTAAGGAGAAAGTTAAGGAGAAGAGCAAAACGCCAGAAGCGAGGAATCGTCTATCGGCAAGAAAGAAGTGGGCAAACCAAATGTACAAACTGCTGAAACTTACAGAGGCGGATTACTAATCCATATAAGGGAAGCAACAGCAACATGGACACGGATGAACTGGAAATAAACGAACTGGCGCAGAAGGAAATTGCATGGACGCTCAAGTATTGCTCAAACGACCTTGGACATGCATTGCACCAATTATGGTCTGCATGGTGGGGCAAACGTAGAAAAACAAAGCGGTTCATGGAAAAGGGTGAAGTGTACTGGAAGAGCGTTTGGGATAAGACGGTTCGCCAAGTGCAGGGAGAAAGAGAAATGCGGGCTCGCAATCGCTGTCCGCATTGCGGTGTGAAGCTGGCGTCGACTCGATGCCTAGCGTGTCATTTGCGGTTGGGTGTGGTCAAGAAATAACGCTTTGATTCATCGAGTCCCCGCTCGGTGAGTAACCATCAGGAAACGCGTCGACGGGGGCTTCGATGCAATCAATTGTTAGGACGCTTTTATGACAACAAAGTTACGAAACGACAAAGTATCAATCGAAATCCAACGACACTGGGGAGACATTGAAGTAGTCGATGCAGACAAAGACCTTCGCGTGTTTGTTCAGCCAGAGGACGTGGCATCTGCGGTGGAAAAAGATCCAGGATGTTGCGTCTTTGCACAAGCCTGCAAGCGGCAATTCGCGGCAACCAAAGTATTGTTTTGGAAGAGTGTTGCATACGTTGAGCTTCCCGGACCAGACGGGAAACGGCGTGTAGAGCGGTTTCAGCTCTCGCCGCAAATGCGTGAATTGATCGAAGATTTTGACAAAGGCAAGCCAGTTATTCCGGAGGCAGGCTTTGAGCTGAAGCGTGTTCGCGACAGTGAGCGATTCGAGTATCGCGAAGAAAAGCGACGAAAGGAAAAGGAGCGAAAAAGAGCAGCTCTGATTAACGGTACAAGCACTGACAAGAAAAAAGGCAACCAAGGCAAAGGAGCATTTAGCAAATCTGCGATGGTTGTTGACTTGGAAGTGCGTAACGGCATGGGAAGAGTTCATTTCAAGAAGTCGTCATAACGAGATAATCATGGATGTACCTGACGCACTGACAACGCGACCGCAGTGGATCACCTGGCGGATCGTCGAAGGACAGAAGCGACCGAACTGCCGATGGCAGGATCCGGCTAACTGGTGCGAGTATTCCGAAGTCTGCGACTTTGAGAAGATCGGAATCGTGTTTACGGCCAACGATCCGCTGTGCGGGATCGACCTCGACGACTGCATTAATGAGGGTGGCGACTGGTCAAACTGGGCGATCGAGATCATGGACCGATTTGCTGGCGTAGCATATGCCGAGATCTCTCCGTCCGGTGCAGGGGTCAAGCTGTGGACGCAGGCCAAGAAGCCGGAATGGGCGAAGTGCAGCAACGGCAAGGGTGTCGAGTGCTACGACCGGGACCGCTGGTTTACGGTCACAGGCCGGCGAGTCGATGAGTACAGCGAGATCGGCAACGGTCAGGATGCGGTGGACTGGTTGTGCGAGAAGCATCTGAAGGTAGGGGGCAAGGAATCGCCTGCGGCACCAAGCCAAAGGATTCGTTTTGCATCAATCGCACTGGCGGATCGTGCGAGGAAGTACGTCGAGAATGCCGACCGACCGAGTGCGGGAGGCCGGAACAATACGGCGTTTCGGTTGGCAGGTCATCTGTACGCAATGGTTCAGCCGGACGGCGAGCGATTGACGGAGGCGGAGATACTGGAGCTGATGAATTGGTGGAATCACGTCCTACCGGATCCGTTGGAGCCTCGGGAGATTGAGCAGGTGGTTGCGTCGGCTGGGAAGTCGGGGACTCCGCGGCAAGACAAGGAGCCGACGCTGCGGGTTGCTGAGGATCCCGAAGTCGATATCTCAAAGATCATCAACCAGCAATGGGCGAACAAGCAGCAGGAACAAGCCGACGAAGACAACGACACCGACGAGGCGTTTTGCGAAGCGATGGTGCCGGAGTCGGGGTTGCTGCGTGAGGTGTTTGATTTCTATTGCCGGATGGCGTACCGCAAAAGCAACGTCATGGGATTGGCGGTTGCGGTGTCGCTGTGCGAGACGCTCTTTGGCCGGCGAATCTGCAGTCAAACAGACATGCGGACCAACGACTACAACTTGATTTTGGCGACAACAGGAAGCGGAAAGGAAGCGTGCGAGGCGACGATTACCAAGATCCTCGACGCAGCGGATCCGACGGGGTCGCACCAACTGCCACCGGATATTCAGTCGGGGAATGGATTGATGAAAGCGATCTCGATCAACCCGTGCGGGATCTGGGTCTGCGACGAGTTCGGAAAGATCCTGCAAAGCGTGCTGGATAGGAAGGGGAACCAGCACATCAAGAACATCGGTACGCATCTGCTCAAGGTCTATTCAAAGAGCAACGGTGTCTATGGCGGTGCCGGCCATTCGGACGGGATCCGAAACCGAGTCAGGGAGCCGCACTTGGTTTTGTTGGGTCTTTCGACAGGCTCGACGGTATTCGCGGCGGTGAGCTCGGACCAGGTCGCTGATGGGTTGCTGGGTCGGATCGCGTTTTGGCCTGTGCAGGATCGGCCAGCTCCGTCGAGACGTTTCGAAAAAGTGTCTCCCAGCGAAGAACTGGTTGAGAAGGTTAAGGCCTGGATTGCGTTTGCACCAGGCGGGAATCTGGGTGCTCAGTTCCCACGAGCGGAGACGATCCGATTTAGCTCAGACGCGGAGATTCGATGGGATGAGCATGGCGTCCAGATCGATGAACGCATGCGTTCCGAGTCGGACGCACGAGCTGCGGTGTGGGCAAGGGTGGCGGCGCGAAGCATGAAGCTTGCACTGGTCCACCGAGCTGCTAGACTAGAAGTGGATCCAGGATCGTGTGCGTTCGAGTTTGTTCAGCTTGAACTGCAAGACGTGAACTGGGGGATCAAGCTTTCGAACTGGCTAGCCAGGATCGCTTGTGACCTGATCCAAGAGAACACGGTTGACCGTGGACTCGATAAAGCAAAGATGGTG